GACGGGCGGCGCATCCGGTGCCTTGGGCGGTGCTGTGGGCACAGGGCTTGCAAAGGCGAACGGCGGCGATGCCAGCATTGTGGGTAATGTGAAGCGGGCATACTACGAAGGACAGATGGAACGGGCACGGCAGGCATTGCAGGACGAAGTGCGGGCACAGGAGCCGGGAACGGCGATGCAGCAGACACCGGAAGAAGCTGCGGCAGGCACCCGACAACCTGCGGCTGCTACACAGGAAACGGTGCAGCCGGAAGTGACGGGGACGACAAGCGGATTTGCGACCATGCAGGATACTGCGCCGATGGTACAGAGCGAAAACCCGGCTGTGCAGCAGCTTGCCGCAGCTGTGCAGGATGGGCAGCTTACGAGCAAGACCATCAACCTATTTACACCGAATGCGGCCAATGAAGCGAACCGCGCTGCCTTTGCGGAAGAATACGGTGTTGAGCTGCCGGAAACGGAAGCAAAGACCCGGCAGGTATTGCGGGAAATGACAACACAGCAGCGGGCAGCACAGGCTCCGGCCACAGCTACCGAAAATGCGACAGTTGAAGCACAAAATACGGCCGCAATTGTAGAAAAAATGGAAGCTGACAGATCTGCGCGGCAGGCACAGACGGAAAGTGAGCTGGGCCGGAGCGGAGCTGCCGTGGAGAACACCGGGGAAAGGGTGGAAAGCAGCCCGGCGGAACAGTCTGGCGGGATGCGGGAAACTTACGGCCTTGAACAGCAGAGCCTGACCACAAAGCAGCGGGAGGTGCAGCATGAGCTGACCCGATGGCAGGTATCGGATGGGGCAAGTGCGACCATCAGCAGGAACATGCCGACA